TTACTACTGCTAATTCAACAAAGTTATCATCATTAAAATCATCTAAAGACTTTTTAAATAATCTTGTAGAAATTCTTAATCTATCGGCACCAGGTGCTGCATAGTTATTAAATCCTTGAGAGTTATCATTTAAACTCTCATCCATGTCAGCATTAACCACCACTTCATCAATATATAATCCAATTCTATAACTGGGAGTATTACTATATTGATCTAAAAGAAGAGTCTCAGTATCTACATTTACAAAATTACCACGAATAAAGTATACACCCTCCTGAATTTGGAAAGCAGATCCAATTGCTGATGCACTATTTGCAATTGTAGTAGCAAACGCACTATCTGCTGCTATAGTAGTATTTCCTAATAAACCTGATGTAATTATTACATTAGAAGATAATTCTTCACCATCCGAAAAAGTTTGTGTAGTATTATTCTGGGTATTTGAACTTAAATAACTTACATAAAGAGTAAGACTATCCCTTTCTGAATCTTGAGGGTATAATATAGTATCTACAACTGCTGTTACTCCTGATGTTTTTCCAGTAATTTTTGTACCAATTAACTGGTCCGCATAAGCAGTTACAGGTACTCCTTGAAAATTATTATTTAATTGAACACAGTAGAATAAACGAGTATATCCAGTATTTCCAGGAATTACCTTAGCACCTTCTTTAAAAAAATGTTGACCAAATTTCTCAATTTGGTTCTGCAGCATTGACTGAAGACCAGTTAATTCTCTTGCCTGTACAGGATATCCAGGTTTAAATAATACCCTGTGGAAATCGTTATCAGGATCAAAATCGTCGAAATATGGTGAGACGTTGAGATTCGTTTGCTGCGGCATGATTTTTTAGAATTGCAAGATAACTTTGATATCTTCTTTTTGGTTGACCGATCTTGTTATAGATGGTCTATTATCAACATAAACTATAGAACCTGAATATTTTTTAACTTCAGGTAAGGCAATACCATCAGTAAATTCTTGTCCAAGGTAATAGGTTCTATTATTTATTACGGTTGAGACACCTGTAAAGGATGTATCAATCGCTAAATTTGAACCTGTAGATGGCACAATCGTCAAACTTCCTCCAGTACTAGGAGTAGCAGTAAATTCTGTTAGATCAAATCCCCATGTTGGATTAGTTTGTGCCGTTCCGACTGTATTAAATCCAGCCATGGTCTTATCTTGCCAATACTTTAAGACCCCTGTTGTTGGATCATAACTTACTACTCTACCAACTGCTGATGTTCCAGTTGATATTGTTTGTTCAAAATATGAGTCTGCAGTAAAGGTAGCTGTACTATAACCAAGTCCAGCTAATCTTAATGCATAAGTAGCACTAGCTTTATCAGCACTTAAAAGTGAAGTGCCAGTAGATTTTGGATTTTCAACAACCCCAACTCTTGCGATTTGGTTCCCTGTTACAAAATCTGGATTTTCATTATCATTCTCAATTCTGGAATATAAAAGAACATTCATTGCTCCTAATTCCTTATAAATGTCATATCCATGTCCTCCAGGAGGAGATACAATAACATTAAAAGTCGGAATAGTAGTTCCAGTTGGAACTCCACCTGCCAGAAGATCTATATTTCCATAAGTATAATCTGATCCTTGATTAGAAATCGTTACTGTATCGACTTTAGAATCAGCATTAACAATAACAGTACATTCGGCACCAGATCCATCACCCTTGATAGGAACTCTAGTATAAGTTCTATTTCCGGTTCCAATACCAACTCCACGATTAGTAACAGTAACAATCTTAACAGAACCATCTACTGCATTATCTCTAACAGCAGCATTATCACTACTAGTAGACCAATCGGTTGGAACTGGAATATAATCACTAGATTCAAATTTTACAATATCACTTGGTTTAATAGTATAAAGATACTTCCAAATATATCCATCACCACTGCTACCTGCACTCCTTGGTTCCAAATCAGTGAATGTTGGTTCATCCAAAGAAGGTCTACCATTTGGGTTATCTGGATCAGTTCCATTCTGAAGACATTCATAAACCCTATAATCACTATTAATTACAAAATACGAAGCAGAATATAAGTTTGTCGAACCAGAAATTTTAGCAGTATTTGACCTACTATAATCATCTCGGTACATATCATATGTTGTACCAGATGACCATACCCTACGAGGAACAACTTGCCTTACATCATCTGCATTAATCTTCTTTAATGCAACCATACTGTCCCAATAATCATTCTCCTGATCAAAATTATCTTTAGGGGCAGGAGGGCTAGTATCCCAATCAGACTGATAATCAGTAGGATTAGGAAGACCAATAAAAGAATAATATGCATTAGCACTAGTACTTACACCAGCAACAAAGTTTTTCGCATTTAATATTCTAATTTGATCAGTTATAATTGCTGACATTTTTACAGGGATTTTTTATTTATTTATTAGGCTATGTAGTTCTTATACTTAAGAGGTTCAGTACGTATAACAAGCATCGATGTTGTAATACCAGTTTGAGTGTAAGCATTGTAAGAAGTTACCCCTACTCTTCCTCCTAACTGCACTCTTCCCCAACTATAAGAACCAAAATAATCTGAGGTAGTAATGCCAGAGTATGCATATTTAAATCCATTTACTTTGACATTAATTTGCCTAATATATGTAGTCACTCCAGCAACGTTCCTTTGAACTAACTGAGAACTCTTAACCACATAAACATTATCAGCAAAGGATGTTCCAACACCAACCGTATTACCGGAAAGATCTTGTGAGTATACTGTAGTAGATCCTAGACCCACATTAGAATCAGTAACTCTAAAGTAATCATACTTGGCCAAAGCACTAACAGTAGCAGCCGAAGAAACATAAGTTGTATTTCTTAAGTCAGAATTATCAGGAATATAAAGGTCAAATATTAATTCTTTACTACCACTAACTGTAGTAGTTCCAAATCCAACAATAACACCAGAATCTCCAGCATAAGAAACGACACTATTTACTTCATCTACTGCAGTAGGTGGAGAAATAAGAACTTGTGGAGGAGTATCTGTGGTATATCCATATCCAGGATTAGTAATAGCAACACCAGTTACTGTTCCGGCAGCAAGAGTTACTGTTCCGAAAGCAGTTGTAGTTGTGCCGATACCAACACCTCCCTGAACTGTACTTCCAAAACTAACAGTTGCAGTACTATAACCAACACCACCATCAGAAATAACAACAGACGAGATGGTTCCAGCAGCAGAAACTACAGCAGTAGCAGCAGCACCTGTTTTTGATCCTTGAGAAACAAAAGTAACTTGTTTTTGGAAATCAAGATCAGTATCACTTTCGTTTTGACTATCAAACTGTGGTCTTAGATTATCAACCCAAATAGTGGTGGATCCAATACCAACTGATTTAATAATATAAGTGTTGGGGTAGATATTGGGTTCATAAAGTTCCCTATCCTTACCTACAGGTAATTCGTTAATAATTTTATCTTCAGTCTGTCTACACCATGCAACAGGTCTTAATAAAGATTCATCATTAGTATTTCCTGGTCCAAAGTATGGATTAGTACTAACAATATCTGTAGAATCTACATTACTGACAGTGCGTGGATCTTCTTGCCAGTATGAAGGTTGACCAATAGAAGCATCATATCCAATAGTTAATTCGTCACCTTTCTTAACAGTCTCAAGTACATTTCTAAATGCAACGTCAACACCACCAGTTCCCTTATAGAAAACAACTTTAGAAGTATCACCTGGTTTAGGTGCTTCTGTGAAGTTGATTTGGCTACCTCCAGTAAAGGTATATCCCTTACCAGGAACTTGAAGTATATCATTAATAAAGATTAAGATAACTGACTCAACATCAACCTTAGAACCCTTACCAGCAATAATCGAAATAAGACTTCCACCACTCTTTAATTGGAAAGCACGTGTATCAGAATCAAATTCCTTATCCCAATCATCCAAGAATTGTAATTGCCCTACAGACCATCCAGTAAATTCATCATTAAATTTCTCATCAACAGTAAGTTGGAATTCCTTAAATGTACCACTTGTTGGTATGCCAGTAGCACCTCCAACAGGAAGTGTTAATATTTCCTTAACACCATAACCATATCCCTGATTGGTGATATTAAAGTCAATTACACTAGATCCTTGACTTACAACAACACTAACTCTCGCATTAGAACCAACACCAGATACAGAATCACTACTATAATCTAAAGGTATATCTGTATAGGAAAGTGGATCATCAAATACAACTCCCTTAATAACCGAACCAGTAAAGCTAATCGGATTAATGGTACCAATTCCAGCAATATGACCATTTGCAATAATAGCAGTAGCAATTCCCGTCACATATGTACCATCTACACCTTGTGTTTGAATTCCTACGCTAACAGTCTGAACACCAATTCTATAACCAGAACCACTATTACCAATAGAAATCGCAGATATTGACCCACCAGCACCAACTGTGTAAGTAGCACCAGCAGCAACTAATGGTTGGTAACCAGATCCTCCAGTAGATCCTACAGAAATAATAATACCACCTTTAGGGAAACTAGATATTCCAACATCATTTGAAATATTCTGTGCTGTTCCAGTGAAGCTTATTGAAGTAATTCCAGCATTATCCTCTAAAGTATAATCCGCCGTATTTCCACGTGCCTGGAATACATCATTAATTAGAATGATTGCCTCAGAACTTATTCCAGTTACATTAGACCCATCAGACTTAAGAGTAAATTCTTTAGTAATACCCGTAAATCCATGAGAAATGTCATCAAAAATAAAGTTCTCATAATAGGTTTCATTAGAACTATTTGTAATACCAGAACGTAAGAAGGTTCTTCCTTGGAAAGATGATCCAGTTGCAATTCCTACCCAATCCCTATCATCTGGTGGATTAGTATCTGTACTTAGTGGAGTATTACCATAAGGTGCTTCTGCAAATGTAAGAAGGTTGTCAACAATATTATAGTTACCTTCAACCTTTGTAACCAGTGCATCAGTACCATATCCTGTAGCTTGAGTTCCTAACCAGTTTCTACGCACTCTTATCCCATTAGTACTACCAATACCAACACCTTCAACCTTCATTATCTCACTACCAATCCTAATTAAGTCAGATCCAAAGAACGACGTTATACCAGAGAAGTAAATTATATCAACTGTACTGAGTGCTTGGTCTGCTAAATGGGTAGTTTGAGCAGTTGCTACAACTGGTCCTTGAATAATATTATCAAGACCAATCAATACTTTAGCATTTTGATTAGTTGATACAAATCTATGAGAAGTACCAATACCAACGCTAGTAAGATCTACCGCTTCAGGAACTGCTTTAAGTGCATTTTCTGCGCTATTAGCAATCTTAATTGAATCATCATCAATTTTAATTACATAAAGATTCTCTCCTGGAAGTTTATCAGTTGTACCAGCACCCACGAATGCAGTACTAACACATCCAATTGCCTGTGTAGCACCTACACCAGCATGATGATACTTAACAGTCTCTCCACTAACAAAGAAGTGGTTTGGTAAAGTAACAGTATTATCATTCAGTTTAACAATTTCAGAACTATTCCCAACGAAATACTTTTCAAAGATAGGATCATTCCGATGAGTTAAATTAAAGGTTCTCTTAATATCTCTTTCCGTTCCTTCATATTCACCAAATGTTGTTTCTATAGATCCATTATTGAAATCAAGTATATCAGCACTATCATCATTAATCTTGATAGCATTCATATAAACATTAACTTCCATGTTCTGGTTAGATATTCCAGCAGTTGGAGTAAATGTCAATTCAACATAGGTAGTACCCCCAGCATTGATATCTAATCTAGTACCAAAACTACCCAATCCAATATAACCAGTATTAGTTCCTATTCCAAGATTACCATATTCAACCTCATAAGTGTTTCCACTTGCAGTCTCTTCAATATAATCATCAACCACAAGTAGTTCTGCCATCTCATATGCATTAGTACCAAGTTCACTAACCTGTAATACAAAGTATGCAGCATCATATTCATCTATAATTCCAGTCTGAGTGGGATACTTAGCAACTACAGTAGTGACACCATATCCTGCCCCAGTACCAGCAATATATGTGGACCCTCCCTGTAGTCTAGCATGCTTCATATTAACGGTCCCTATACCACTTGTAGTGGTGCTGAAACCGCCCATTGCTACTGCTAGGGTATTAACTACCGCTGTAGTCGCAATTCCAACATTATTGGGATGGAAGTCAAGTTTAATGTTTGCACCATCAATATAAGCAGAATATGTTCCTAATCCTAGTTGACCTGCAGAATTTGATGTGGTGGTTTCCATCTGACCATAATCAATTATATCAACTGTTCCTAAACCATTAGCTTGACTATTATGAATAAGATTGATTTCTTCAAATTCAAATTCATTACTATTTCCACTAACATCTGCTGTTATTTCAACTAAAATCTTAGCAGACTGATAAGTTCTACCTATACTTACAATATTTGTAGAAGCATTTGATTTAAGAACTTTAACACTATTTGAATTAATCCAGACATTATTGTTGCCAAGACTGGTACTACCTATACCAAGAAGATTATCATCTAAATTATATGCAATAGCACCAATATAATAATCATTTACAGAATACTTAGTAGGATAGAATAATAATTGTCCATTATCACCAGAAACAGAGAAGTCGAATGAACCTTGAATATACTGAGTCTCAATCCTACCATACTGGTTCAGATAAGCCTGAGTACCATCATGAACAAGATCAACAATCATTAATTGCCTTTCACCAATATATCTCTTATCTTTTACAAAGGTAAGAAACTTAGCTGCTCTTGTTTTAGCAAGATCAATAGTAGCAGCAGCACTATACTGTGTTGCCCTTGGATTACTATTGAAGGTATTGCTCATATCATCAATAGAGAGAACCCTATTACCCACAGATTCATAATAATCAGTAAGAACTCTATTAGCAAATACCATCTTACTGGAGAATATCTTATTATCTAAAGTTAAAGAGTTCTCTTTAACTAAATCAAAATCTTCGACACAATTGATATTACCAATTCCACTTAACTCATTTACTGACTCAACCGAAGTATTATCAGTTGTTAACCCAACTACCATAGAAGAATCAGTAGAAGTAGATTCTAATTGATAATCACAGAATTTTTTGAATCCTGAAGTGTGGTTTGTAGAACTTACCACATCATCCCAGGTATCAAAATCAATT